AATGCATCGCAGCATCATTAAGAGCTTTAGCGCAACCGCCTGTCTTATTTTCCGAAGGCAAGCATTTATAGTCATCATTTTTTGCATACTCATCCCATTTCGGATCATCATTATCTATTACAGCATATAGATCTACAGATGCGTTTGTGCCAAGAAAGGATGCAGCTAGTCTAGCCATGTTTTCAGGTCTGCCTCTACTTGGCACTATCACGCAGCTTCTCATAGGAGAAGGGTATGCAGGTTAGTTTTTAGTTATGAGTATTTCATAAAGCGTGTCTAGCTTATTTTCTATGCGGCAGATTCTACCTTCAAGATTATGCTGACCATTTTTGTCAGGCTTAAGCTCTGAAAGATAATGTTTTACAAGCCATCTTACAGCTGCGATAAATGAGCCTAAAATTGTTATTACAGCTACCGATAAACCTGCCCACTCATTAGCACTCATTAGCTATTACGGCCAAAGGCCTGATCCTGTCCATCAAAATATCTAATCAAAGGGGCGACTAACGCACCTGCAAGAATAGATAACTCAGGGCGTATGTCAGCTACTAAGGCTAAAGCTGTAGTGACAGTAGCAGCGGCTAGACTGCGTAGATAGGATTTAATAATTGCCTTTTGTTTTGCGCTTAGTTTCATTTTATTCCTAACTGTTTGATTTTATTTTGCACTTGATTTTTATTCATGGCTATTTCAAAGTGCATTTCATCCTTACGCTTTTTGTAATTGCCGCCCCAAGCCAAGCCATACTTAACTAAAAGCAATTGTATAGTATTTCTTTGCTCTTTTGTAAATGTATTTGACTTACCTAAAGGGTGTTTTGTAGCGTTCAAATCTACAGCTGTACCGGATGAGTGATTGCTCAAAACTTTATCTGATCCCCTAGTCATCCTAAAAGCATAACCCCAGTCATCTAATTGACCTTGATCAATAGGCTCTACAAGCTCATGAAACTCTTGGCAAAAGGCAACAAGTATTGGTGCTACATCTTTGGCACATGCAATCTTAAGAGATGTGCCGGATATGGCAAAGGATTGTATTCCTATAGCTTTGCGGTCTTCACTAGCCGGCCAACCATTAGGACTTGTCAGCTCAATAATTCTTGCCACACTAAATTTTTCTCATCCCAAAAGTAATTTTTGTTATCTTGAGGGCAAGGTGTAGGTGCATCCCAAAATGAACCTGATCTAATCCATGAAGCATAAGGTTGTGGCGTTACAAAAATGTCTTCATTTGCATTATATGTAAATCCTTTTCCTGCAAAAGTACCCCTTATTTTTGAATTATATGATGTGCGCTTGCACACTTGACCCGTAAAATTTCCATACCAAGTTTCAGTATCTAATCCTTCAATAGTTTCTGTTTCATCAATACCTACTATAACTTTAGTAACAATATTATTATTATCTAAAAATGCGTAATGTGCCATTATGCCCAACTCACATTTCCTGTGCCAGCGGTAATTGTTGCAATTGTGTATAATCCACTTGTACTTGTAGATCCTGTTAATCCTGCGCCAATAGTTATAGTTCCTAAACTTGTAGGATATTTTAATATAACAATTCCACTACCGCCTGCGCCTGCGTTATATGTGTATGCACCGCCACCGCCACCGCCACCGGTGTTAGTTGTGCCGTTTGTGCCATTAGATGCTGTACCACCTGCGCCACCGCCACCAGTTCCACCAGTTCCACCAGTTGCAGCGACACCACCGCCACCGCCACCACCTGCGTAAGCTGTTGATGAGCCACTAATAGATGTACTTACGCCATTACCACCATTACCACAAGCACCTGCTGATGCTGCGCCACCTACTGCACCTGCACCACCGCCTGCACCTGCGGCTGAATAAGTAACACCATCTGTACTACCTAAGCCACCTGCAAAACCTTGATTAGCTTGTCCTGTTCCTGGTGTACCAGTCGCACCATTACCACCGCCACTGCCACCATTACCGCCATTAGTGCCATATTGCAGAGCAACTCCCTGACCACCGCCTGCAGATGTAATAGTGCTAAATACTGAATTATTACCTACTGTGCCATCTGTGTGTGCGCCGCCGCCTTGGTGAACACCGCCTGCGCCACCTGCGCCTACAGTTACAGTGTAATTAGTAGATAAAGTTATGGTTAATGCTGACTCCAAACTACCGCCACCGCCTGTAGCATCAAGAGTACAACGCAAACCACCTGCACCGCCACCGCCACCATATGCACCGCCCCCACCTGCGCCTGCAACAACTAAATAATCTACTGCCGGTGGTATTGGTGGTGCGGATGGTTGAGTTAGTATCCCTAAAATATTCATTTATTATTCAGCTACTCTACCGACCACATACCAGCTATCTGCACTAACTTTTATACAGGACACTGCGCCAAATGTTTTTGTAATTGTAGGATTTGTTGATGTTACACCTGTTGAAGCAATAGTGACGCCTGCACCTTGAGTAATGCTTACTGTACCTGCGGATCCAATTTTAATAATATTGATGACAGAACCAGTTGTAATAGCCACAGAGCTGTTAGGCGGTATTGTAACTGTTGTAGTACCTGTGTTTGAATAAGTAATAAGTTTATTATCTGCATCCGCAGTCACAAAAGTGTCAGATGTAGTAGTCACAGCCCTTACAGTAAGGTTAGCAATGCTGTTCATTTGTGCAGCGGTTAAAACTTGCCCGGTTACAAAGGTTGCCATGTATCTCCTAGTAGCTCAAAATGTCTTCATCTAATAAACCATCAACGGCTGAGTCTAGCAAAAAACCCACCGCAAAGGGTTGAGCGCATGAAAATGTTACAAGAAAAGAATTAGGGGTAATTTGATATTGCACGCCGGCTATAACGCTATCACTAACTACATTGCCGGCAGGTAAGGTTTGAGTAACCTCAATGGGGTTAAAAATGTCCAGCTCTAAAGCCGCCGTAGTCCTTGCAGGATCATCTTGACTATAGGCATCTACAGTTAGAGAGTTAAGCTGTATATCAACACCTTGCTCTTTGCGTGAGGCAATAATCATTTGAGCCTGAGATAAGGCATCTGCCTCTGTTTGCATGATGCCTGATCTGACTCTACTATGCTGAAAATAATCATCAATGCTTGCAGAGTCTTGAGCTGTCTGCCCTGTCAATCCTGCCGGCGTGACAGTAACTTTGTTGATCATTTGAAAGTCAGATATATCAAACTCCACATTTTGGTAGGTAATATCACCTGATCCATTGACATCTGAAAATTTTGTCAGTGTAGATCCAGAGGCAGTAATGATGTCTGTCCTTGACATAAACTTAACAAAACCTCTTTGATCTACATACAAAGCCCCGGTTTCTGTCTGCTCAACCTCTTGCAAAGCTGCAAGTAAAGATCTTGAAATGCCGCTATCGGCTTGGACTGTGGTAGTAGATGTTGTAGATATGTCCCTCATACCGCCCGGCCAATCTCCAGAGTCAAGCAAACTTGCAATCCTTTGCGCTGTGCTCTGTCCGGCAGTGCCACCGCTGACTGTGGTCAATGTGGTGAGGTTTAGCAGCTGAAAACCATCTACACAATTAAGTGTTACATAGGCAGGGTCAAATCCTGTAGGGCTTTTGTAATTCCACTCTTGCACATAAAAAGATCCAAGGCTGTAATTGACACTGTTGAAAGATGCTGTCATGCGGATTTTACGCATAGGTTTTATTTTGCCGTACAGAGGTGAGGATGTATTGGCAGGGTTAAAAGTACCTGTTTGATCTACAAATACTATCTTTGCACTGCCACCAATAAATGAGTCAGAGGATCTATTAAATGCACGCCTTATATAGCACTGTGTTACAAAGGCTGTTATATCTACAATGTCTGCGGCGGCAGTGCCAAGTACAGCTGTATCCAAAGGTGTAGCAGGGTCATCAAGTACAAGAGCAGGATCAAAACTTGCTCCGGCACTAAAGTCAATCTCTGCCTTAAATACTGCCGCTGACATTATCTACCTAAATTTGCTAACTGGGTAACTGCTCCAGTGCGGTTCAAGTTATACAAAACATCTTGTATTACAGATTGTAATTGACCCTCTGAAATTACAGATCCTTGCACATTTACTACTACCTTTGTGCCCATGCTACCCATGCGATCTAATGGTATTACAGCCTCAGCTCCAGCTTCACCAATCATTGCAAGAGTGGGTTTATTTACTACGCCGCCCTCTGCCATAAGAGGTATGCCTAATCTACCTGCACCACTTTCTTTATATCTTTCAGCTGTTATTTCAGATGCGGTCATACCTGAGTAACCTATAGACCCTACAAGTTTTTTGCCTAAATCTGTAAAATATCCTGGATCAAACATTGTTGTTGCCCCAGAGGTTGATGGCAATTTTTTCTTAGCTAATTCATCCATTAAAGCAAGCATTTTGCGTAGTTCATCATTAGCTGCAAACAATTGTTTTAAGTAAAGCAAAACTTCAACAGTAGTAATGCCCCATTTTTTAGCTAACATTTCTACTTCCGCTGTAGAAATAACACCATCTTCAATAACCTTTAATACATCTGCGTATCTTTGTGCTTCATCAACCGCATCTTTTGTGCCATCCGCTAATTTTTGTAATAACTTTACACGCAGTTCATCCTCACCTGCTAATTTACGGCTTAGAGCAGCTTGTAAGTTAATCTTATCTATATCAAACATTGACTCTAGCTCTGCCTTTTTTTTGTCTAGTGCAGCTTGAGCAGCCTTTTCTTTTGTAAGTTTTTTCTGTTTGTCTAAAGCGGCAGCGGCAAACTTATCAAATTTAGCTTGTAGAGCGGCTAGTTTTGCGGCAGCGGCCTTTTGTTCCTCTGTCTGTTCAACAGTTTCTTTAGAGGTTTCTGCAATTCTTTTGCCATCCTCAGCTAAACCTCTAAAGCCTTCAATCCAGCCACCCAATACTGGAATAGATTTAGCAGAGCCAAAAAAGAATTTTAAGATTGGATCACTATTGATTTTTTTACTTAACCCACTAAAAGCATCTTGTATTTTATTAACTTTATCAGCTAAAGCAATTACAATGTAGCCACCATTTAATCCTAATAGTTCAAGTTTTGCACCAAACACATCTGTTGCATCACTGCTACCCATGATAATTTCTGCGGCTGTGATAAAGCCTTGGCCTAAGTTTTCTTGTGCCTCACCTGCACTAATTTTAAGGTCATCTAATTTTGACCCAAAGGTTTCTGTAGCTCGCTTTGCAGCTCCGCCAAACTTAAGGATTAAGTAATCTGTTATCTCAGCCAAGCCCATTTCTTCGGCTGTGACTGCATTAAAGCCAAGACCTAATTGACCTAAAGCTCTGAATTGTCCTCTATTGGCTTTGCCTAAAGCATCTGTGACTGTAAGTAAATCAACGCCTGAGCCTTTACTTGTGTCAATTGCAACACCTAATAAATTTTGCGCTTTGGCTAAATCCCCTGTTGAAATAATCAAACCATTTAATGCCGGCGTTAATTGATCCTCAGTGATGTTTGTAGCAGTTTGTAGATCTGCTATGAGAGTTTTGACACTGCCTAGAGAGCCTAGTTCATTGATTGAGGTAAGAGATTGCTCTATAGATTTGTCTAATCTTTCCTGCTCAAGTGCAGCTCTCACAGATGATTTTGCAAGTTTATCCAAAGCATAGGCAGAGGCAATACCAGCTGTGACTAAAGCGGCTTTTGTTGCAAACTTACTTGAGGCTATAAACTTATCAAATCCTTTGAGTTCTTTAGTAGCCTTTTGCAGACCCTTTTTATCAAACTTGGTAAGAAAGTTAATTACAACATTTTGACTTAGTGCCATTAGTTACCTCTAAATTTACTGCCCAGATATTTGTTAATGGTGGCTTCAATACCAGCTAGAGCTTGTGCGCCTTTCTCAGCTGTAGCTTTATAGATTACTCTCTTGCCCTTACCATCTCCGGCAATTGCGCCATGAGCTTGTGACACTTTGCGGATAAATCCTTCACTTGCATTAGGGTTGCGACTTACGCGCCTTGTCTTGCCTCTACTCCTTGCAGTACCGCCGCCAGTCAATTCAAAAATAATTCCCGGCACTGATTTATTTACAAGGGCTAAAGCTGTTACAGAAAATTTAGTGCCTTTGACTCTTTGCACTTTTACCTTTGCACTTGTAATTTGTATTCCTGCAATAGCATCCGCTTGTGACCATTGCCATCTTGACTCATTTGTTTTGCCATAGGTGCGGCCTCTATGAACCTGATCAAAAGCCCATCCCCATGTAGGTGGATAGTAAGGCTTAGTATCTCTCCAGCCGGGAAACACCTCAGATGGTATAAAACTTTTAGCCAATTTTTCTACAGGCTTAATTTGTTTGCGCAATTCTTTCTTAAATATTTTTTGCGTGTCAGGATCAACCTCTTCCATTTTTTTCATGATTGCATCTAAATTTTCTACATAAACAGCCTTGAGGGATCTATCGGCCTTAAGCTCTGCCATTATCTCCGCCTGACTGTCCCTTTTGATTTTGCATCCTGCTCTTGCAATATTGCTTTGATTGCCATATAAACAGCCGGATCAACCTCTAATAAATCTTTAGGGCTAATACCTGTTCTAACCGACACAGCGGCAATCTCCCATATTTGACCATGTCGGTCTAGCCATTTTTTGCTTCATACAACAAATCAACATCTATAAATTGATTGATGTAATCATCACCAAAAGCTAGTTCGGTCTTACCTAAATCTTTTTCCAATCTCCAAGCAAGCCACCACAAATCAGACTCCATTTGTAGCTCACCTAATCTCTTACGCCATCCTGTCTTAAACTCAGCCTCAAAGGCTACTTTGACAGATGGCGTAAGATCATAAGCAATCTTTTTGCCGTCTTTCTTTGTTATTTCAATCTTGTGCATGTCCCACCTTTTCTTTTACGCGCTTGTTGATTTTGTTATAGCTGTTACTGGAAAAGTTACACTTGCCAAGGCTGCGCTGTCGGTTGATCCT